AGGGAGGGGGATGAAACCCGATTTGCATCATGGACAGGACAGTCTAGGGATGGAAAGAAACACGCTAAGGACATTGGATCAGCCCCGTTCCCCTGGGAAGGAGCATCAGACACCAGAATACGCCTTGCTGATGAGGTTTGTGCCTTCATGGTTGATCTAAGCACCTCTGCAGTGAGCAGAGCAGCGCTGAACGTGTCAGGAACCGAGAGCTCGGATAGTGAGAAAGCCGCAGCAGTCGGCCTCTACCTGCGGTGGATGCTTCAAACGCATCTCCAACCAGATTGGGAGGAAGAACTGCGGCTGCACAGCGAATACGCAGCGCAGTATGGTTGGTCATGTCTACATGTGACTTGGGATCGTTGTTACGCCCAAGTTCCCCGCCGAATAACCCTCCAATCCCTTACCGGCTTCTTAGGAGTCGATGCCCCCCAACAGTTCGAGGCCCTCCAGGCTGCGCTGCGTGACCAGCAGGATTATCTCGCTGACTTGTTGGTGGCTTCAAATGAAGGACTGACGAGGAAGAAAGCACTCAAACACATCAAAGAAGTCGCTGAGAAAGGCGAGACCATGTTTGAGATGCCAGAGATGGTGCGCAACCGACCGTCCATCGTAGCACTCCGTCCTTACTATGAGGTGTTGTTCCCACCTGAAACACAGGATTGGCACAGAGCCAGAGCGATATTCCGCAGGGATTACTACACCGTCGCAGAATTAGATGCGAAGGCGGCTTATGGTGAGTGGAGTCGTGAATTTGTCGACGCGGTTAAGAAAACTGCAGGTCAAAACAGCCAAGTCTGGGACTACGGTTTGTCACCTGTGATTGGTGAGACTGAACGCATTGAGGAACGCAGCAATCTGATTGAGATTGTTCATGCCTACAGCCGTAGAACCACCGAAAACGGCAACCCTGGCATCTACCTGACTGTATTCAGTCCATACATCGAGAAGGACGAGCGAGGTAACGAGGTGTATGCACAGCATGAGCTAGTGACCGAAGCGGGGGATACCTACCCGTTTGAGGTTTTTACTCGTGAGAAGACCCGCAGATCACCTATCGAGTCTCGAGGTGTGGCTGAAATCTGTCGCACATGGCAGAACGAATACAAAGCACAGGCAGATCAGATATTTGATCGTTCATCGTTTGACACACTGCCTCCGTTGAAAGTCCCACTACGCTACGGTCAACGCATCAAAATTGGCCCAGGTGTGCAGGTCTCAGAACAACGTCCTGGAGACATCGGCTGGATGGAACCACCTCGTCGTGGTGCAGAGCTTGCTTTCGAGCTGATGAACCACATCCAGGAACGCACCGACCGCTACTTCGGACGTCCAAACGACAAAGTTCCACCTGTGGAAACACAGCTCAAGCAACAAGCCTTCGTGCATCGTTGGCTACGCCATATGAGCACTGTCATTGGTCGTATGTGGGGTCTGTGTCAGCGTTTTGAGGACGATGACAGGTTTGCCAGGGTAACTGGCATGAACATACCTCTGCCACGTGACCCAGGGCAGTTTGACCTGCAACTTCACTATGACGTGCGTGAGCTGGACCCTGAGTTTGTGGATAAGAAACTGCAAGCAATCAGCCAGTTTGTGTTGCCAGAGGATGCCATGGGCATTGTCGACAGAACCAAGCTGATCAGGAAAAAACTGCAGGTCATTGATCCAACGTTGGCAGATGAACTGGTCACAGAGACTGCTGAGGCATCTCAAGCGATGTTTGAGGAGGTTCAAAGCCAGACAGCCCTCATGGCACTAGGCAACCAACCCAAATACGTTGAGAACGATCCTAGCGCCAACATCAAGCTGCAGTTCCTACAGCAGATCATCGGCAACAATCCGAAATACCAACAGCAGCTGCAGCAGGACGAGCAGTTCCAGCAACTGGTGCAGTCCTACGCGCAGAATCTCAACATGAGTGTGATGCAGAACCAGAACAAGCAGATCGGCAGGATAGGAGTGAACCCGCATGCGTAGTGAGGAATCAAACTGGGAGGAGTGGATGCTGGATGCGTTTCGTATTCCAGACGAGCACCCGATGAAGAAAGCTATCCTGGCAATACTGGACGAAGCCGCACAAGCAGACGTGGCCTACGTGACAGTGCCTCAGGCTACTGACTCAGAACGGCATTTCTGCGCTGGAAGGCTATCAGCGATCCAGGATCTCCACACAGAGTTTGTGGAGTTGTTCAAGGAGGCGTCAGAAGTAACCCAAACTCTATAAAAACATCCAGAGGATAAACCACACCAGAACCCAGAAGACGATGATGTTGGCTTTCTTGCTTCGCTGAGTGCGATGCAGTGCTAACCCGACCTCACCGCCACAATGCGGGCATCGAGTTGATCTGTCATCCAAGTCGGATTTGAAGCAATGAGGGCACTGCATGGTCATTTGTGGAGTTGTTCAGGAAGGCAGGGAAGGCCTTGCGAGCTTAAAGCTTATGAAGCCAGGAAAAACCAAAGAACGACCAAAGCAATCAGCCCCCAGATGATTTTGACTGCAAGTCCGCCTCGATTTCCAACATCGCTACCGCAGTGTGGGCATTTACTTGCATCAGGATGAACATCCTCCTTGTAGCAGTATGGGCAAACCAACATTTGCATGGCTACCTGCTTAGCAAAAGCGATTAAGTTGGAAAATTAAAAAAATCTCACCTCAGCTGTTGACAGGTGTAGTACACCTGCGAAAATTTCTACGGTGTCCAGCCAATATCGGCTTCTGGCGAGCCGCTAAATCGCCTGGTCTACGGTTTCTTGCGACCGCAACAGCATGGCAATCGATACATCTATGACCGTGGATAACCAGCCCACGGAGGAAGCAGTCGAAGTTGGTGGTATGGACGCCATCAGGGAGGCAATCAAATCCTCGCTCGATCCCGCCCAGATAACACAGGAATCCCAACCTGAACCAATCACTGAGACACAGGAGCAGCCTGTCTCAGAGGATATTCAGGAGGACCACAGTCAATCGGATGAGCAAACCAACTCATCGGACAGTGGATGGCAAAAACGAATCGATAGGCTGACAGCGCAGAAGAAAGACCTGGAGGAGCAACTTCAGGAAATGCGCCAGCAGAAATACGAACAGGCCAAATCCACACCCGAGGAGAAGAACAGCATATCTGAACTCATAGCCAAGGCATCTACACAGGATGACTTGGACAGACTCGAGCAGGACGCTATGGACGCCGAGAAGTGGGCGAAACGCACACTAGGACGCTACCGACGTGATCCTGAGTCAGTTGAGAAGGAGATTGAGCGCAAGTTGGGGCAACTACCCGACGATGTTGAGGAATGGCTAGAGAACTTAGGACTAGATGCCGAGTTCAGCCGTGAATCGGATATACCGAAGCGCAGAAAACTCCTCCAACAACGAGCACAGAGTTCAGAGTTTGCCGCTCAGAAGTATCCATGGCTGCGGGACCCTACTAACCCTGCTAGGGCAGCGGTGGATGATCTGCAGAGGAAATACCCTGCGATTAGGGAACTGGAGGACGCAGACTTATGGTCTGCACGTGCTTTGGTCGGCTTCTACATAGAGCAGGAGCAAGGCAAAGCTAAGCCTTCAGCCAAAACACCTGAGCCCACACGCCAACCAGGCAAACCTGCGGTAACGCAGAGCACGGTGAGCGAAGCAGATCAGAGGGTTTCCAAAGCTAGGGAGCAAACGATGAAAACTGGGTCCCGTGATGGGCTTAAAGACTTCATCAAGGCTGCCATGCTTAAAGGAAGCTAACAATGGCTGGTTTATTTGAAATTAACCAAACGGCAAAGCGGGAAGACCTCCTGGACTTGCTAACACGAGTCGATGAGAAGGCAACGCCGTTCTTATCAACTGTAAGACGAGGGGCTACTCCCTCAAACACCTACATGCAGTGGGTGGTGGACAAGTATGATGACGTTGCCCTCGGTGGTATCGTCGATGGAACTGACGTCAGCAGCTACGGTAATCATGCCGAAGACCGTGCGCTGCTTAGCAGCTACCTGCAAACGTTCCGCAAGACATCCAAAGTCAGTCGTCTGGCTCAGGAAGTCAGCGACGTGGCTGGTGTCACTGACGAAATCGCTGATGCTATCGCTAAGCGAGGCGTGGAAATCCTCCGCAACATGGAGGCTACATGCTTGTCAGATCAGGAACATCAAGCAGACGACGGCGTAAGCCCATACCTCATGCGTGGTCTTGGTGTTTGGATTCTGGACACTGCCAACATCGGCACCCAGACCTCACATCAGGTTCCAGTTGCTTACAGACCTGCTGCTGGGCAGATGGTCAGGACTGCAGTTGGTTCTTTGACTGAGACCAACATCCAGACACTGCTTCAAACGATCTGGAACAACACTGGAATGCTTGGTGACTACAAGCTGATTGCTGGCTCTGGCTTGCGTCGTGCTTTCACTGACTTCACCAGGACAATCAGCACCGCTGGCTATGCTTCTCGCGACTTCAACTTCGACGGGAACAGCAATCGAGTGGCTAACACGACCACGATTTTCGAGGGCGACTTCGGAACCGTGGAAATCCTGCCTAGCAGCTTCATCGGATACTCCGCTGACGGCTCAACTCAGGACACCAATCGTGGCTACTTGCTCGACATGGACAAGCTGGACATCCGATTCCACAAGAACCCAACCGTTGAGCGGTTCGAGGATCAGGGTGGTGGCGAACGATTCATGATCGAAGCTCGCGCCTCGCTGCAATGCCGCAACCCACTCGGGTTGGCTCAGTTCAACACCGCACTCAGCGCATAAGGAAGGACTACTAGATATGGAAATCAACAAACTACCTGTCGAAACCCAAGCGCTC